GAGATTTGCGACACAAGCGTGATTTGGGCAGGAGCGACTTGCGCGTCCGGCACATTCAGGCTGATCGGCCCGTTCAACGCATAGTTACCAGCGTTGTTCGCAGCATAGGTGAAACCACATTCGTCAGACAGGATGACGGGCGTGTGGAACTTGTTACCGACGAGTACAGATTTCTCGAACGGAACATTTTTGAGAATTACGCGGGATTCCGGGATCGCGTTTTGAATACCTTTCGGGTTATAACGCTCCTTAAAATCTCCGATTACATTTGCGGGAATTGTTGCGGCCATATTATTTATCCTTTGAATTTTTAATTTTTGTTTGTTGTGACTGGCTGTCGGCTATCAGGTTCGTAGTAGGTAGGTGTGCTAAGCAGTGACCATCTGGCTATGAGAGGTAGAAACAGTTTGAGGCGGGTACGGACCAGACCTTTCGGTAAGGCCACCATTCGTTTTGTAGTGGCAACGGGTAGGTGGATTAAATTGTGCCTGTATAGAGGGTGGATTTCAGGTCCACTATGCTACAGGGCTTGGTGAAACTTATTGTGCGAAGTGTTCTTTTGCGAACTCAGCTTCGAGGTAACCAATTGCTTCTGGCCAACCATCTGGATCTTCAATCTTGTCATCTGCAAGAACAACATCGTCTTGAACTGACAACCGGTGAAGTTGATAACCACCTTTGACTGGCTCCATGTAGTAGGCGTACTGAATCTTCAATTCCGGTGGAGATGGATGAAGGATGATTTCTGGTTTAATGATCTTGTCCATGATTAGATGTCCTTCCAGAAGTCATGCGATGAGCGATATCGTTTCTCACGAGGTTTACCATCACCGTTTTCATTCTGCTGATTCTGACCATTGGCACCCATTGGGTTTTTGAGTTTCGCAATGTCGTGCGCTCTGATGGCTTTCATACCTTCTTCACCGATTAACGCCATGATCTGTTCGGCTGAGGCACCTTTGACGACACCCATGATCTGATTACGTAGGTCTTGGACTACTTTCGGAGCCACTTCTTTCGCTGTGAGGAGGACACCAGTCTTTTCTCTGACCGTATCAATCGCTCGAGCCAGCGCAGCTACCGTAAATCCGTTTTTCGGAAGTTCCGGGTAGGTTTCCAAAGCATCAATCATCTCTGCATGAAGTTTTTGCTCGAAAGCTTTTGCTTCTCGGGCCAGCTTCTCTTCATCAGCTCTTTTCTTTGCTTCGGCTTCTTTGGCTTCGTACTCTTTGAGGCGTTTTTGAGCAGCTTCCAGTTCAACTTCACGAGGATCGCGGAGTTTGTTCTTCAAGTCTTCCGCAACTTCGTCATAAGCGAACTTTTTAGGGTCCAATCCCGTCTTGGCTAAAAATTCTTTGGGATTTTCTTTCGCCATTTTGAAAAAACGAATGGCTTCTTTCTTCGCTTTCGCAGCTTCAAGGAACTTCTTATCAGCTCCCTTGGCTTTTTCAGAAAGAGCTTCCAGCTCATCAATGGTGTATTCACCACTTTTGAGTTTGATCTTTTCAACGGCAGTCTTTACTTCTTTACTGTCTTTGGTTTCAGCCGGTGTCGGTACTTTGGCATCCGGTGTAGCATTGACAACTTTTGTATCAGCAGATTTGGACTCAGCGGCGGCGCTTTTAGCGACGGCAGCTCCGAAACCTTCTTGATTTCCGGCAACCGGGGGCGTAGCCGGTGCAGCGGGTGTGGCTGGTGTGAACGATGAAGCATCCATGTGTGTTATTCTCCTTTAACCATCCAGTCTTAAATGAACCGCTGGGTAGGTGGTGTGGGTGGGAAGTTTTGGGCCAGGATTGCCCGGAAAGAATTACTGGTAGGTGAGGTTGAGATTGACGTTGTTCGACGCAGGAGCCGTGTTGTCGTTGTCGGCTACAAGAGTTGACGCACGATAGGTCAAGCCAAGATCAAAGCGAACTCCATCAGGGAAGTTGGCTGCAATACGGCTGGCCGCAGGAACACCAATCGTGAAGACCGGCGTGTCGCTGTTCGTAGGAGCAGTCGCTTTGTCGTAGAACTTCACGTACACAACAGCAGCAGCTACGTTGTAGATGTCATACGAGAACAATGAGGTTAGCCCCGTCTTCACAACAGTACCAGTCGTGGTAGCGTTGATATTACGGTGCGGGTGGTCTGGGAAGTCTGAAGTAAATCCGTTTGGCATAATTTATCCTTAGTGTTGCGGCGGTTGAATGGCGTTTTGAAGTGCAGCGAAGCCAGCTTGTGTCGGTGCTGGAGAACCTTTTGGCAGATTGGGCATAGCCGGAGGCGGGATGTTTGGCGAACCTCCAGGAGCACTCATCACTCCGGGAACAGAACCATGACGAGCCCCAGTGGGGTTATCTTTTCCGTTCGGAGCAGGAGCCTTCGGGTCACCTGGATTCCCGGGAGCCGGAGGTTTACCCGGCATTACCGGTGCGGGAGCACCAGCAGGCTGAGTTAAATCAATACCAGCTTGCTTGGCCATTTGAATCTGGCCGGTCGGCGGCAAATCTTTGAACGAAATGCTTTCGCTGACTTTATTCTCAGGAGCTTGGGGATGCGGATACGGAGGAATGTTTTGGATTGCAGCGATAGCCGGGTCCATGTTCTTCCACATATTCAAATGCTCTTGAATTGCATTCATGGTATTGGTCATCACCGGATTATTGGGAGCCATCCGAGCTTCTGGAGAAGCCAGAATGGTCAACATCTCACGGATAAACAGCGGGTGGTTGTCCGTAACCATACCCTTAACCTGTTTACCAGCTTGGAGTGCTTCGATAGTTTGTTTGATGCAGAGTAATTCCGCTTTTTCAAACGCATACAAGGGCTCCAACTGTCCCGTTTGCAAAACCGTCATGTACTCTTCTTTGTTGATGAGAGCACCTTGCATCAGGTCTTGGGCAATTTGGATACGGCCAGCCAATGTTTGCGTGAGCGGGTTACCGGCTTCCACGATTACACGATTGATGTCGGCAACGTCTTTGTTCGTAAATTCTCGTGCTTCTGATTTGTTGTTCAAACCAGAAATAAGTAGCATCCGGGGCGTTGTCGCAAATTCTTGCAGCAGTTCAACCATACCAGTCCACGTCTCTTCCATCATCGTCGTGTAAGAACGAGAAAGAGGGCTGATAAAAGTGAGGGCCTGTGAAGCAACGAATGCGAGTGCTGTCCCTGATTTCAGATTGGCTTCTGGATTTCCTTGAATGGTGTCATTTACACCGGAAATTTGGGCCATCTTCGCCTCAAGGTATTCAACGAATTGAATCATCTCAGGTTTCGTCATCAAGAGACTCAAACCTTCCGGTTTGGCACCTTGCGAAACGGTCGCGTCGTAATAGACGGCGTTCAATCCGTCAGATAGCTGAGAAAGACTGATACCGCACTCACGAGGAATGAGTACATTCTGCACACCGAACGAAGCTAAGTTCGTGGTGATGGCAGAGCACACTGCGTTGTAGACTTTTTGGATCGGGAGCAAGTCTTGAGACACAGAGTAGGAGAAAGGCGTGTTGAACTGATCGTCTGACGCAATGCGAGTCACCGGAATTTTCTTGTATGGCAACGCACCATCAAACAACGGCGTATCTTGGTCCACAAACACAGTCATACGGCCATTCGGAACAGCAGCCGTCTTCTTGTGGTAGAACGTGTACGTCGGAATTAAGTCGTCATTCTTTTCATTAAGCGTGTGGCCCAGACGATGACGCTTGTAGACTGGATCAGCGGAAATTGTTTTGAGTTTGTCTGCTTGAGCAGGGAATTTTTGAATCAAGTCCCAACGATTTTCATAACGACGAAGAATTAACCAGCTCAGGTTCTCCCAACTATCACCGGCGAAGTCAAAAATACAGTCAACCGGATTGTAGGTGCTGATAACCATGTCACCTTTATGCAAGGGAGTGTTGGTTGATTGGTCTACAGCGTAGACATCACCGAGCATAGCGTCCCATTCCCGAGCAATATAAGCATTGCCGAGTACAAGCGCGATTTCAGTACCACCTTCAAATTTTCTTTCAAGGTGTTTCTCTTTGTCTTCGTAACGGAGAATGTTTTTGCAGAAGTCAGTCTGTGCTTGAGACTTGTGGTCCGAGTTTGTGGCAATCGGAATTGGGGCTGAGCGTTGGGCAGTCACCAAAGACAACAAATGACGCAAGATGGATCTGAAGTGGTTAATGTTAAGCCACTTATATCCGTCCGCACCATAGGCCGGAATGCTCATGCTCCGGTCGTTGGTCAAGAAATAGTGATAATACAGGTCACGCCAGTTTTCCCAGCGTCCCGTTCTGTCCAGGTTGGCATCGAAGTCCGTGATCTTCTCAACCAGTGTTGCGGTTAAGTCGGTCGGAGAACCATTTGCCCAATATGTATCGTATGTTTTATCGTCAATTGACATTATTTTTGTCCTGAGAAGGGGTTTGGAAACATTTTTCTGACTACATCGTCTGATGGATTGTTGTTGCCCGTCTTGGGAAGTCCATTCGGGAACATCGTTCCAGCGACATTGATCCGATACAGAGGCGGGATGGGGTTTACGTTGCGAACAGTTGGAATTAAGACCGCAACCAAGTAAACCAAAGCATCGATGAAGTCATAGTGACCAAGTTCTTTACTGCGTTCAAAATCAGTCTTATCTCTTTTCCAAATTCCCAGCTCGAGAGAGGCAATGAGCATCTTGCAGCGGGGATGGATGATGAGATGTCCGGCACTAATGAACTCTCGAAGCTGATTTACCATCCACTCTTTTCCATTTTTCTTGGAAACGGGGGCGAAGGGAAGCTTGTGAGTTCTGGAAAGGTCTGCCAGAATGTTTAAGTTGTTGTTGTCCGAGATTCGAGCAATGCGTGGAGTCTTGTTTATCTTGCGGTAGTCTGCTTCTTCAATCTCTTTGATCTTCGTCGCAAGAATTTCTGTGGTAAATTGGTTTTCTTTAAGAGCCAACTCGTATTCAATTACAAGCCGAGCATTCTTCCAATCATAAAACCCCAATATCCAAGCCGTGAAGTCGCGGTAACCAACATCCATGCCTTCCAATAAGGTGTAGAACTGGAAATAATCATCTTTTTCAATCTCCTGAGCGTATAGCTCCGTCTTCCACTCCGGCACGATATGCAAAGTTTCATCAACTACGAACTTGCAGAAGTACTCACGCTGGGCAGAAGTGCTGGCACGTCCACCAGACTGTCTGATAAATCTTTCTATGTCCTCTTTCGGATACCAAGTCTCTTCAATTGTGAATTCGCTATACGCACCAAGAGCCTTAGCGTCTTCAGCGTAGGTCTTAAACGGGTGGTCAGGTGTGGACGGGGGCGTTGACGGCATGATGATACGCTTGCCCGGATAGGAACTTGAAAGAAGCTGAGGTAAAGCAATGTCATTGACAACCGTTTCAAGGTCGTCGATGTCACGAGCTTCATCCAAAATGAAAAGATCAGAGCGGTTACCACGGAGGTTATCGAATTGTCTGTTGTTGCAACCGCATAGCTTGATGAAGGAGCCGTTTGCGAATAAAAATTTTCCTTCAACTGGACGCCATGTGGGACGTAAGTCTTCGGGGCAATCCTTCAGCAGCTCATTGAAGATGGGAAGAAGGTACTCTTTAACTTGGTTCTGGTACGGTGCGGCAAAATGAATCTGGGATCGAGGAGTTTGAATTGCAATTTCTGTTGCAATGGTTGCCATAGTGAACGACTTACCACCACGGCGGGTGCAGTTGACGACGTAGATCAGCTCTTTATTTGCTTTGATCGCTTGGTAGATCCGGCGTTGTACTGGCTTCAGCAGATAAACCAGTCTCCCCGTCTGCCACGCTAG